TAAAATATTTACAGGTACTACAACCTTAACGCCTGTAACTCTTCCCGTCTCTTATACAATAACAGCTAACAACTGGAAGATAGTTACATTTAATAATAATGTAGTATTCTTTCAGAAAGGTCATCACCCTCTTGCTTCTATAGCAGGAAGCACTACGTTAATTAAAATAGAAGATGGCGGACATGACGCACCTTTCGGTAATGAGGTCATAGCCGCTTATGGGCGGTTGTGGGCTACAGGTGTTACTAACGAACCAAACAAAGTATACTGGAGTAGTTTACTTGTCTATGATGATTGGCATGGTTCTGGAGCAGGTTCGTTAGATTTAAATAACGTATTCCCTACAGGCGATGATGAGGTCATGGCACTGGCGGCACATAATGGTTTTCTTATTATCTTTGGTAGACGTTCTATTATTGTTTATGAGGGTGCTGAGTTTCCTAATGCCGCAACGGTTACTTTTAAACTATCCGACACCATAGAAGGCGTAGGTTGTATTGCTAGAGACTCCGTACAACATACAGGTACTGATATCTTGTTCTTGTCTGAAGATGGTGTACGTAGCTTTGGTAGGACTATACAAGAAAAGTCAATGCCTATGCGTGACATCAGTAACAATGTACGTACTGAGTTAACTACATTAGTTAGGTCACAGCTTAACCCTATTAAGTCTGTCTACAGTGCAGATGAAGCATTCTACTTGTTGTCTTTACAGGATAGTCAGACTGTATACTGCTTTGACATGAGAGGTTCTTTACCTGATGGTGCTAACAGAGTAACCACATGGGCAGGTGTTAACCCACGTAGCCTAGCGTTACTACAGGACGGTAGTGTTTACTTTGGTAGGGAAGATGGTATATTTAAATATGAAGGCTATCAGGATAACGGTTCTTCTTATTTAATGTCGTACTACAGTAACCCACTAAACTTTGGTAACTCCACTAACCTTAAGTTCCTTAAGAAGTTTAATATTACAGTTATCGGTAACGTAGCTTCCAACACTACACTAGCTTGGGGTTATGACTACGGTGGTGGGTTCATTAAGAAATCCTTTAACACTGAACTATCGGATACAACTGTATCTGAGTACGGTACAGCAATGTTTGGTAGGAAGGATGACCTTACAACACCAGAACCTGCTTACCAAGAATCTTTTTACACAACAGGCATAGACATACAGCGTCCTTCGGTTAATACAAGCGGTAGTGGTACTGTAGTAACCATAGGCATTGAGTCAACTATTAATGGCGCACCTTATTCAATACAACAAATAGACGTACACGCTCTTCTGGGGAGATTAATTTAATGAGTAATTATACAATAACAACTAACTTCGGAGCAAAAGATAGTCTTCCTTCTAGTGATGACTCTAAGGTAGTCAGAGGCTCTGAGTTCACAACTGAATTTACAAACATACAGACAGCAGTAGCTACTAAGGCTGACACAGCAGGTGACACATTTACTGGTGCGGTAAACTTTAGTGCTGACGTAGCTGTTAATACTAATACATTATTTGTTGATGTGTCTGCTAATAAAGTAGGTATGGGTACTACTAGTCCTGCTACCAAGCTCCATATAGAAAACGGAGCATCTGCTAATAATATTATACAAGTTAATGCGGGCACTTCCCTTTATGCGGGAATAGGTGTTGACAGTAATGGTGCTATATTCACAGCAGGAAGCTCAGGTAATGCAAACGCGCCAATGATATTTCGTACTGCATCTAATGGTAATGAAGAAGAACGCATGCGTATTGACGCATCAGGAAACGTAGGTATAGGTACTAGTAGTCCTTCTTATACTTTAGACATTGAAAGTACATCACCTATTATTAAATTAGAAGATACAGACACAAACACTCAAATGTTGCTTAACGCAAATAGCGGTGTTGGTGGGTTCAATTTTGAATTTGACTCTACTAGCGTAGCCTCTGCACCCTATGCGGCTTTTAAAATGTCTGGTTCTGAAGCCATGCGCATAGACTCATCAGGAAACGTAGGTATAGGTACTAATAGTCCTAGTGCTAAACTTGAAGTATCAGCAACAGCACCTACATATACAAACTTAGGTACAGTCTTATGGGGTGGTACGACTAATAACGATAACCACACAGGTATTTCTTTAAGCTCGTCAGGTGATGCTTTAGGCGGCTCTGTTGGCTCTAACCTTTATTATTCAAACAGCAATACTGCAACACAATCAAACACCAACCGTAGCTCTGGTGAAATTAAAATTGACAATACCACGAGTACAGGAACATCAACAATAAGACTTGGTGGATATGCCAAAGGAACTACGACATTTGATGAACATATACGTATTGACTCATCAGGCAACGTAGGTATAGGTACTAGTAGTCCTGCACAAGCATTAGATGTTGTTGGAAACATTAATATACAAGGTACAGTACCTACACTGGTATTTACAGATACAGACAATAATCCCGATTTTCATATTAATGGGGGCGGTGGTGGTTTAAGTTTTCGTGATGTAACAAACAATACTACACGTATGGCTATTGACTCAATAGGCAACGTAGGTATAGGTACTATTAATCCACAACGAAAACTTCATGTTGAAGGTGAGATAAGAATACAAGGCACTTATCCTAAACTTGAATTTGTAGATACAGATAACAATCCAGACTTTACTATTATCGGTGGCAATGCACAATTACAGTTTTATGATGAAACGAACGCCACAAGTAGAATGAATATAAACTCATCAGGCAACGTAGGTATAGGTACTAGTAGTCCTACTGGTAACTTAGACATTGTAAGTGATGAGCAAGGAGATGTTGCTTTAAACGTATTAAACGAAAGAGCGTATGGTGTTGGGCAAGGTACTAATGGTTCTGCTTTATATTTAGGTAAAAAAGAAAATGCTGCTTATCAACCAATGGGTGCAATACGTGGCAAACCTTCACTTGAACATTCTTCTACACATGGGGTTTTGTCTTTTGAAACTAGAAATATCAGTACATTAACTGAACGTATGCGTATTGACGCATCAGGAAACGTAGGTATTGGTACTACTAGTCCACAGTCAGATGGAAATACTACCAATTTAGAAGTAAGTTCTGCTAATGGCGCAAGAGTGCTTGTAAATAATACTGATACAAGCGGAAGAAAGTATGGTATTTATTCTGATAATTCTGGCAGATTTGGTTTTGCTGATTATACAGCCGATGAAATCAGAATGGTTATAGACTCATCAGGCAACCTATTGGTGGGTACTACCGATAACTCACCTGTTGGCAACAACGATGCAGACGGTATTGCATTATTAGCTAACGGTTCTGGGCAATTTAGTCGTGATGGTGGAACTGCGCTCCTACTTAACCGCAAAACTTCTGATGGTGAGTTACTTAGGTTTAACAAAGACGGCACACCTGTAGGGTCTATATCCGTAACAGGTTCAGCAACGTCTTACAACACTAGCTCCGATGAACGTCTTAAGGAAAACATCACAGACTCTGCTGATGCAGGTAGTAAGGTTGATGCTATACAGATTAGACAGTTTGACTGGAAGGCTGATGGCTCACATCAGGACTACGGTGTAATTGCTCAGGAGTTAATTAACGTAGCACCTGAAGCAGTACATCAACCAGAAGATTCAGAAGAGATGATGGGTGTTGACTACAGCAAGTTAGTACCTATGTTGATTAAAGAAATACAATCGCTACGTAGTCGTGTAGCAGAACTGGAGAATAACTAATGAGTAGTTTTTTCGAGAACCTATTGGGAGCCGCGGCAGGTTACTACAACCAAGATAAAGCCTCTCAGGCGGCACTTGAGTTAGGAGAGCGAGGGGCGCAGGAAGCCGCTAGACTCGGTACAGAGACAGCGGGTATGGCTGAGTTCAAACCTTTTACTGTTCGTACAGGACTAGGCACAGCTACTACAACACCTGAAGGTGGCTTTGGTTTAGCACTAGACCCTAGACAACAAGCTATACAGGACACAGCCTTTGGTTCTGCCTACGGCTTTATGTCTGGTATTGGTCAAGACCCTATGTCACGTTTGTTAGGCGGTCAGGCTTTACAAGCATATCAAGGTTTAGGACCAAGTGCATTGACTGGTATGGGTGTATCAGGTTATCAGAATGTTGGTCAAGACCCTATGCAACGTGAGATACTTGCTCAGGCTAGAGAAGGTTTTGCTAACATAGGTCAAGACCCAAGACAGCAAGCCTTGTTATCACAAGCTGAGGAAGCATTAGGTAGAGCCGCTATAGACCCTAGTCAAGCACAGGCTGACCTTTACGGGCAAATAAGAGCCACACAGCAACCAGAGGAAGAACGTCAGCGTTTAGCCTTAGAAGAGCGTATGTTGGCTCAAGGACGCTTAGGATTAAGTTCATCGGCATACGGTGGTTCTTCTCCAGAGCTATTAGCACAAGAGACTGCTAGACAGGAAGCTATGGCTAGAGCAAACGTATCCGCTAGACAACAGGCTATGCAGGAACAACAGCAAGCCTACGGTCAAGGTCTTGGTTTATTAGGACAAGCCGCAGGTCTACGAGCGCAAGACTTAGCTGAGGCTACAGGATTGTTAGGAGCAGGTTATACTCCAGAGCAACGTGAGTTAGCTAGAGCAGGTGCATTGTTTGGCGCGGGTATGACTCAGGAGCAAGCAGACTTAGCAAGAGCAG